CTTTCCAGCAGTTTTAAACAACTGGGTGGCAGCATTGTTGAATTTAATAGCCTCATCCAATGTCCCAAAGAGATCTTTATTTTCCTGCACCAATGCGGACACAACCTTAGCTGTATCCGCATAAGAAGATCTGGTAGCGTTTGCTGCGGCAAGGATCTTACTTTGAGCATCCGTCTGATTCAGCATTTCTTTTGTGGCAGTCTTAATCATCTGATTAACTGCTCCGAACTCTTCTGCCAGCGCATTTACCTTTACGATGGATACGCCGACCGCTATCGTTCCTAACGCATTTTTGGCGAAGTTTTTTAGAGATTCTATGTTGGATTTTGCTTCCTTGTCCTCAACATCAACTCCAAGAGCAATGCCAATTCGTCTGAGTATTCCTCCTCCAGCCATATTTACCTCTCTTCCTTCTCGAATTCCCTTGCTTGCATCCGCTCTATATCCCGATCCATGGCATACAGAGCATACAGTTTCAGAAACTCATCCAGGGTATATGTACCGTCAGACAATTCTGTTTTCGTACATATACCCGATTTAATTAACGTATAGCACCGTAATTCGAGATCGGTGTAACTGCTGGTGTCGAACTTTCCGTACTTTCGTAGCCGTACTTCTCCTTCAGAGTCTTCATCAGTGCATTGCCAGATCGGGCTCTGAATTTCTCGAAAAAACCTGAGAAATTATTTTTAATCACATGGTATGCCAAAATGTACATGTTCTGGTTTTTTCCAGCAAACAAAGCATTAATGGCATCTTCTGTCAGGATTTCTCCACTTGGATAATCACCGTTTTTATAAGCGATATTTCTGGAGTTTACAAGCAACTCCCTGAGCATCTTCTCGAACTCCATAGGCTTGATGCCTTCCATGGCCGCTGTAAACGCCGGGATATTGGAAACGATATCATCATTGGAAAGATCGGATACTTCTTCCGCATTTTCGTTGTCACCAAAGTCATCTCCAGCAAGAGCTACCAGGGCGCCAAGTACCGGAGACAGAGTTTTAGACAGCTGTGCGGTAATTCTGGCTGCCGTAAATACCGGAAACGGGGAAATGAAAAAGGAAGTGCCATCAATCTGCACTTCCGTCTGCTTTAACATTGCATTATACATTCAATCGTACCTCCTATTTATTCAAATTCTCCTACGGCACACAGCTCCCACTCGCGGGTTCCAGCCGCCTTACCTCTTGAAAATGGGGGCTTTTTTACCACCCAGCTTTCATCTGCAGAAAACACTTCTTCTGATGTTAAATCCTTAATCAGGAGAGGAAAAGAGCCCGTTGCGTCAGTCTTATCTTTCTTGTACTGCTCCAGAAGGAATTTATTTGTCGGGCTATTCTGCATAAGGGAAATCTTGACCGTATGACGAGGATCCGGGGAAATGCTTCTTACCACTTCCCCGTCAGCTCCTGCTTCTGATGTGATGCCATCTCCAGTCTCCTCAATCGTCACAAAAGAATCAGCAGCATATCCAGATACGATATGATTTCCTACTGCCATAGTTACTTTCTTACTGTTGTATGTTCTCGTAGCCATATTAACCTCCTCTTTTAATATCCAAGTTTTCCGCCGAGCTCTGTAAGATGGATTGCTCCAGAGAGGCGAGCGTTCCATTTAAGACCTGTCAGCTTACGTGACTTTTTCTGCGCTGCTGTAAAACTGCTTGCCAGCGGGGCATATGTGGTATATCCCGGAAGCAAGTTTCCATTCTCGTCAATGCTGTCTGTGTCAATTCCACCTGCATTCTGACCGGCTTTCAGCGCTGCTTTCAGTGCATTCTCTACTAAAGTGATGCCCCCGTCGGTGAACGGAACCTTGTCGTTTGTGACAAGAATGTTGAACACATTCATCTGGATCTGGTTCTTCAGCCAGTCGCGGAATCGAATGATATCACACCACTCGTCTCCGATTACTTTTCCGACCTGTGTTACGTTTTTTTTTGCAATCTGAACATAGTAGTTCTCACACTTGCCATCCATTGTGTTTACTTCTGTTGATGTAAATACTCCTGGATTGATAATAGATAGAGTCTTATAGGCCCAGGTCTCAGATCCAGGTGCAGTGCTACTGGTTGCTGCCGCTACCGCGATAGCCAGGAATTTATCACAATCCCCAGTCTGGTTACTTGCGAGTCTCCAAACATGCGTTCTCATTAATCCAGTCTGCAGGATAGGAGATTCCTCTTCCGCGCCCAAAGTAAGACCAAGCATCTTTTCCTGGGTCTCCGTAAACACGGCCAGTGCATTGTATTTCTCTGAAGAGATTCCAGCTGGTAAAATATGATACCATCCATCTACTGTAAGTGCTCTTTTCACCGCCTCTACCGGATCCTCTTCTTTGATGACGGGGGCAAGATACACCCCTTCCGGCTTCGGATACTGCGCGAATGCTGTCTGCGCGGCCTTATATGCTGCTGTATCTTCTGTGTATCCATCAGTCGCAAGGGTCTGCAAATCCGTATAATATTTGATTTCTCCTTTGCTGCTTTCGGCTCCTTTTACTACCAGAAGCAATCCTGATGTAGATACCACCGATGTAGCCGGACTTTCCAAACTGATATCGCAATTCACAATTCCATTAATTGTATTAGCCATTGTTTTTTACCTCCTCTGTTTCAGCTTCTTCAATAATTTCTGTGCTGGTTGATACATAATCATAAGCACCTCCACCTGCAGATGTAGGTTTCCATTCTGATTCATCCTCAACAGGCGATGCCGGTTTCCATATTCCATTTCCGGCATATACTTTTTCTTCCGGCGGCACCTTTACTCCGTATGCACCGGATGCCAGCTGGATATAATGTACATCCAGTTCTGCCATAGTTCGAAATTCTGTTTTTGATTCTCCTAATAATGTCGGAATAGGCTGCACATTCCCTTCATCAATACAGATGTTCGCTGCGCACAGCTCATCCAAAATCTCCGGGCTTGACAGATACAGCAAAAAATCCATCATGTCAGCCATGGTGTCATCGCTGTATCCTCCCCCAACCTTTCCCCCCTTCGAAAATATGTTAATTTCCAGTGTGGCCGAGCATTGATATGCTCTGATTTCATCATTGCGGCCATCGACAATCATGGGAAAGGATTCTTTTCTGGGGTTCCGAAGAGTCAACATCACTGCCGGAAGTGCCGGCTTCTTACTTACTTCGTTCGTCCATACCACATTGGCATGAGTAAAATAATTGGACACCAGATCGAACAGATATTCTTTTAAGTCGTATAGCCTCATTCTGCCACCTCCGGCTTTGATGTATATTCCTTCGGCTCATTTTCCGGAACCCGCACAAACTCTGAAATAAAATGTGAAAGGATTGTGTTTCTGGCATATCTGCAGCTTTTACACTGCCACCATTGCCCATCTACCCAGATCCAGTCTGCATGTGTTTGTTCCAGCTGATCTGACACGCAAAATTTAATATCAGACCATACATTTAACATCGGTTCCCGTCTTGCTCCTTCCGCATATACTTGTGATGTATCCATGGGATTCTGGACATCGAGGTTATAAACAGCATCAAAAAATGTCGCTACCTCGCGACCTCTCTCTACTTTCACCTCAAAGCGGCGGACAATATAGTTTTTTCCAAATAAAACCATTACAGTCTCCCCCTTTTTCCGATTTGATAATTCACGCTATTTCTCATAGTCCCTGTATCAATCAAGGGCTTGTCTGAGCCTTTTCGCTTTATCGTGGCCGGAGCATTTGGATCGTAGGAACCGTCTGTAATTTCTGTTTGCATCTTGCCCTTGAGGTAAACTCCAGCCTTCCTTAATACCTGTTCTGCCGTTGCCCCATTCATAATTTCAGTAACCATCTGATCTAACGTATCATTGATTTCATCTTCATGGAGATCGACAGTATTCCGGATAAATGGTCTGGACGGAATCCCTCTGCTTGTTCCTAGCTCATTCCATGCTGCAATATCTGTGATATCTGTTCCATCTTTCTCTTTCGCTTCCTCGCGCTGGAAACCGATAAAACATTCCAGCTTATCAAGTTCCTTGAGAGCCTTTTTTAACCTAAGCCCTTCGGCAGTGTATTCATCTGTAATCTTTACTTTTGCCATGGTCTGACACCGCTCCCATCTATTACAATAGACATGATCATCTGGTTTCGTAACGACAGGAATTGCAGCCCATATACCGTTTTTGCATACTCTGCATCAGTTGGGCTTGATGCAATCAAAGAATTTGCCGACGAATCAAAAGCCAAGCTGGTTTCGCCCTCAGAAACACTTGTTACTCCAACCACCTGATTCATGGATATATTGGTTCCTGCAATCTTTTCTCCGTATCCGGCCAGTTTCATTTTATGAGCAACTACCAGAGCGACGGCCTGTTCATACATATCCTTAAACTTTACATCATCGACAAGTGGGCAATACAGAGTAATCCATTTTTTAATTATTTCGTCCTGGATTTCCTTAAATTCAGGCATTGTAAGACGAATGATTTCCAGTGCTGTCAATTTCGTCGGCATGATTCCTCCTTACTCTGCCTTTTGGTTTTTTCTTCTACCGGCAGTCTTTTTTTCTGGTTCTTCGGTATCCCGGGAATCACTTTCCGTATCCGGTTCATTTTTCTTTTCTTCTACACTGGCTTCCGGAATCGGTTCTTCGGATATCTCTCCTACATTGGCTTCTGGAATCGGTTCTTCCTTCTTATCATCCTCGATAACTTCCAGCTTTCCCTCGTCCAAATAATCCGTTACCCACAACTCTTTTCCTG